CCGAGTACCCTTCGAGCTCATGGATCGCATACGTGAAAGGCGGGGTGAGCGTGCGGACCAGGTCAATCGCGGCCGTGCAGTCCACGTCGCCAATATCGAACTTGAGGAAGTCGCGGAACAGGTCGGTGTAGATCGCCTTTTTGGTCGTCGGAAGCTCGATGTTCCAGGCGTCTTGGTCCAGGTCGGTGACTGCGGCGTTGTATTCCAGGTCCTCCACGCGCGAGCGCAGGTCCACCAGGTCCGCCATGGTCATCCGGTAGATGGTCGAATTGGTTACAACCACGTCCTCGGGATCGCAATTTGCCGGGTAGTAGAGAGAGCAGACCAGGAGCGTGCCATACGGCACCGGCGGCACCGCCGGGAAGATGGACGGGGTGCCCTTGGTGATAATCAGGTTCCCCAGGAAATCCATGGCCACGGAGTCGTAGCGCGGCAGGTAGTGCGCGTAGGACACGTAGAACGTGCTGGTATCCACCGGGTCGTCCCCGGCCGGCGAGAAGTCAACGTCGTTGCCGTTCTGCACGTAGTCGTCGTCCACCACCATCTGCTTCTGGTAGCGCAGCGTGACGTTGTAGCTCGTGCCGGTCCCAGGCTCGGCGCCGGCCGGAGCCCAGTTGATATAGTCCCCGGACACGATGTAGTCCACGCCCTCGACGTAGGTTGTCGCGCCCTGCGTGACTTCCTCGATCGAGCTTACCGGCGTGAGCGGCATCAGGTCCTGCCCGCCCGGCGTGCCGCCGCGGGTCACCACGATTGCCTTCTCGACCAGCGCGCTTACGGCCGTGATGGATGCGACCGGGACACTGTTCAGGGTGTAGGTGTCGGTGCCGACTCCGAAAATATGCGGCTCAGTCAGGACCGCGCGGGTGTCGAGCGGGCGCTCAATGTCGTTTCGGCGCGGGACCGGGACGGTTAGCTCGAATCCGAGCACGTATGCCTTGCCGGCCGCCGTCACCAGGGTAAAGTCGCTCGCGTCCTTGGCCTCGACGGTCGAGCGCAGCCCGTTGACCAGGTAGCTCCCGGACTCGTCGTTGGTCCGGCGGGCAAGCGTCTTGGCCAGCTCGGTAAAGTCCGGGACCGGGCGCGCCGTGCTCAGGATCTCGCCGTCTTGCAGAACGTAGATTGGAACCGCGTTGGCGTTGTCCTTGACGACCGCAATCGAGTAGGTCAAACGGTAGGCGCCAGGCAGGCCGTAATTCGGCCACCCCTGGGCGGGGTCGCGCAGGTCGGTATCCTCGGACTCGGTGATCGTGTTCTCGGTGAACACAAGCCCGATGGTCTCAATGCCTGAGCCGGTATAGGCGACCTGGCCGCCGGCGAAGTCGTGGAAAAACCCGCGGTAGTAAACCTGGCCGGACGTGATCTTGGCGTACCCGCCCTGCATCACGAGCTCGCAGCCGCTCACGATCGAGCCGTCATCGAAGATGGTGCGCGCGAACTGGGCGAGCTCGTCCCCGAGCACCGCCTGCAATTCGTTGAGCTCGGCGGCCTGTAGGGCGCGGCCTACGAAATCCGGACCGACAGGGTAAAGCAGCCGCTTCCAGCCCTTGGACACGCGGTCATAGCGATTGTAGATGGTTCCCGGCATGGCGGCCTCAGAACGCGAACATCAGTGAGATTGTGTCCACCTTGTCTATGTAGCGCGTGCTCGGTGGGCGGTTGTCGTAGGCCTCAAGCGTCCCTGGGTCTGAGACCTGGGCCGGGACCACTTCCTCGCCGGCAGGAGCCCCGGGGGCCAGGACCAGGCCGGTATGGAACCCGGCCTGGCGGTAGGTCACGAGCGGGGCGTCGTCGCGCTCGAAGTCAGCCGACACGAACACGTGGGTCGGCTTCTCGGTCAGAATGTTGGCCGGTTGTACCTCGGTCCACTTCTGCCCGGAGCCGGCCGGCCACTCGAAGGTCCCGTTAATGTCGTCCCGAAGGTAGTATTTCTCGGTGGTCACTGGCGCGTAGGCCACGACCTCGTCCAGCGCCTCGGTGTCGGGGTCTTCCTCGGGGGGGTTGTTTTCGTCAGCCCAGGCCGTGGTCCGGCCGATGACCATGTACTTGCCGGTTTCCTCATAGAACCGCTGGGCCTTGAGGACGTGGTGTAGGGTGGTCAGGATCGCCATATCTGCCTCAGTTTACCGTCACGACCGGCCGCCCCGGTCAGGCCTGCACTACCTGCATCTGGATTGAATCCGGCGGTTCAAGGAACTTCTGCTCGACCGCAAGCTCGGTGTCGCCGGCCATGTACCCCAGGCCCTGCAGGAAGGAAATCAGCCAATGTGCGCCGGCATGAATCGGGATAGTGTCGGCGCCCGGGGTGCCAGCGGCCAGCACGACGTAAAGCGGGGTCGCGCTGTAGGTGGTTTGAATGTACTGGTTGCCCCACTCGTCATAGACCGGGTTGCCATTGTTGTACGACTGGGCCGGAACCGATCCCGAGTCGAGCGGGAGCTCGTATTGATCCGCGAACATGCCGACCAGGGAGCCGGTCGAATCGAGCTCCATAACCGTGTCCCGACGGAACCACAGCTTGATTCCGGCAGCCTTGTTGCGCGTGGCAATATCCCGCAGCAGGGACCGTCCGGCCTGCGATCGAAGCTCCAACGTGCAGTAGGCGAAAAAGAATCCGTCGTGGATTTTGTCGGCCCCGGACGGCGCCGATTGGCCGACGATAAAGAGCTCCTTCCACGGCTCGCGCACCGTCACGTCCTCGCCCACGGCCTCGCTCAGCATGTTCTCTAGCGCGATCGCGTTCGATTTTGGGCGCAGGACCTCGGCGATGATGCGAGCGGCATAGACGGCGTCGGTCTCGTTGGTGAGTCGCGGGACCTTGTAGTACGTGCCCCAGTGGTCCGCCCACTCGCCCTCGGCGTCCGGGGTGACCATCTGCGTGAGCATTTCGCCGATCTGCGTCTTGGCGTCGCGCAGCTCGTAACCGAAAGCCCGCAGGAAGGCCCACAGCAGCGACGTGTAGGCGTAGACGTGGTCTCCGTTCGAGCTCTCGGCCGTGTTGCTCGCCTCGATCAGCGCCTTGGCGGCCAGGTCGGCCACGTCTGCGTTGACAGACAGCGTGGTATATCCGGGCTGGGCCGCAATCTCCTGGGCCAGCTCGCCAATCGTCTTGCCGTCCAAACTGAGGCTCAGGTCCTGGGCCAGGACGCCGCCAGTCACGACGGTGGTAAAGAGCTCGTCGGTGACCGTCCACGTGAGACCGGTCCCGTCCGCGTTCACGCGGAAGGCGAGCGCCGCCCCTGGCTCCCGGTTGAAAACCCGGTGCAGGTGGCCAAGGAGCCGGTCAACCCAGGTCACGACAGCGTTACCGCCCCTTGCGTGAGCGCGGTATTCGCCGCCACGACAATGTCATCGTCCGGCGCCGAAATGGCCGCGTTCTTGACACCCTCGACGTTCTGGATGCGCGCCGTGAGCTCGGCCAGGTAAAAGGTGTCGCCCTGGGGGACCTCGGCGAGATAGTCCGAAAAGGCCGTAGTGATCGCGGTCACCATGGCCGCGTTGAGGCTGTACCCGGCGTCGAGCGTGATTACCGCGGTGAGCGCAATCGGAGTCTCGGTCATCTTGATAACCTCGACCATGACGCCGCCGGCCCGGTATCCGGGGATCTTTGCGCCGCTGTCTGGATCGGTGTACCCGTCAATAATCTCCTGGGCGCGGTCCACCAGCGCGTCACTCGTCCCGCCAGAGCCGTTGTAGATATAGCAAGCGACGCGGCCAGGCACGAGCTCGACCAGACCGACGCGGTCCACGTACTCGATGACAGTCCCCGATCCGTCGGTGATGTAGGCAGTCTTCGCGGAGTATTCGATCGCCCCCAGGGTCGCGCGGGCCAGGTTCGAGATATAGGCCTGGAACCGCGTTTTGCGCTCAAGGTCAGTTTCCTCGTCGCGCCCGGACGTGAGCGCCACGTCGTTTGTAACGCCGGTGATTCCCGCAATCGCATACTGCAGCTGCGTGATCGTGCCGGCGAGCGCGTTGCCGTCCACGCCGGTAACCGTGGACTGAATCTGTACTGATACTTCGGTCTGCCCGGCCGGGATCACCGCGGCCTCGACGGTCTCATAGGTTTTTGAAGTAAGGGGGACCAGCACGGTCGTGCCGGCCGGGATCGAAATATCTGCCACTGGCGCCGGGTTGGCAGTGAACTTGATCGTGCCGACGGAGGCCGCGGCCGGCAGCTTGGTAAAATTGAAGGCCTGGTAGATCGCAACCGGGATAGACTCCACCAGGCCGTTCACCATCTGCAGGTACAATTCCTCAATCTCGACGGCCGGCGATTCGACCAGCGTGCGGTTGATCGAGCCCACATTGAAGTCAGTCAGCTTCGAGCTTGTCCCGCGGACATGATTGATCATGCCGGCGACGATCGAGATAAAGTTTTTGATTTGGAAAGCCATGGCTACCCCGCAATTACCAGGTTCAGGTCAAAGGGCGTGTTCTCGGTGACCGGTCGAACAGTCGCGTCAACATTGATCACGTCGCCGTCGGCCTGGACTCCGACCTCGTTCACGCCGCCAATGCGCGGCTCGGCCGCAAGTGCCTGCGCCACAAAGTAGCGCGCGAGCAGCCGCTCGACCTCCCCGCTCTTGCCGCCCAGGACCGCGCGCACGTGGCACCCGTATTCGGGGTGCATTTCAAGCTCGCCCGGCTCGGTCGCGATACGGGCGCTGATTGCCTGGCGCAGGTTGGTGTACCCGGAGACAGCGCTCATGTCCCCGTCGGATGCGGTCAGGAACCCGTACTTGTCCAGCCCCAGGTCCTTGCCGTAGACCCCGTCGGGGTCCGACACCGCGACGGCCGCACCCTTGGGAGTCGGGACCCGGATAAGCTCGCCATAGGCGAGCGTGCCGGGAGTGCCGACCTTCTCCGCCTTGGTCGCAACCAGGTACGGATATTTCAGGTCGTTCAGGTAGACAAGCTCGGTCCAACGCCGCGCATCGCCGAGCTCGCGCAACGCGATCGCGCGTAGCGTGTCGCCGACCAGGATTGGCGTATTCCGGTATCCCCACAGCTGCTTTACGAAGGTTGTCATGTCGGCACCACGATCCCCTGCCCCATCGCGTAGAGGCCGCGGACAATATCGGTCGAGTCAACCATGCTCAGCACGTCGGCACGCATCGCGCCGATCTGCCGTAGCGCGTCTTCCGAGACTCGCACCGGAGATTCGGTCGTGTCGGTCGCAAAAATCTTCTCCATCACGTTCTCGTTTCGATGGATGCTGGGCGGCTCGCCGCCGCCGGTGGAAGAGCAGTTGCTCGATCCGTTCAGCGTCGAGTAGTCGGCGACCTGGTTGGTATAGACACTCCCAGTGCGCAGCGCGCACAGCGCGTCGTTGAACACAGCCGAGATTCGTCCGAGC